TTTTAGGCGAATTAGTTCGATTTAAGTCTATCTTAGCCTCCTTTATAGGCTTTTTATCTTCAAATCTTTTTGCAAACTGATCATATATTGTTTTTCTGTCATATTTTTGCAATAAACGCTGAAAACTTGCATATGCATACACCATTTCATCTAAAGCCTCATTAGCTTGATTATTTTTTTTCTTCCATACTCTTTCTTGATAACCATTTTTATAAACTAATATTTGTCTCTCTGCTGTAAGCTCTTCGAAATATGTATTTGTTGTTGTTGGATAAAAATGTATATAACCATGACCAACTTCTGCATCTTTTAACTTATTATGCAAAGTTGTTTTTATAACATCTACTCCAACAGGGTATAAACTTAGTCCTCTCTTAAGAACTTTACCTCTGTAATTAATGTCAACCTTAGAAATTTTTCCTAAAGGTGGTTTACCTTTCTGACCCATACCTTTTATACCTATAAGTCCTAATTGTTCTCTCTCTCTAACGTACTGATAAGTTTCCTGAGTATAGTGACCTCCGGTATCGATAGCTGCTGTATCAATTTTTAGCTCCTTTCCGTCCTCGTTTATATATTTAGCTTGTAGTACCTCATCAAGCTGCGCCCATAAATCTGCTCTTGCTGGTGATCCATAAATAACCTTTCTATCAACTAAATACATTTCCTCATTTCGACCAAAACCTATAACTGACATACTTAACCTGTCATCTTGTACGTCAATACCAAGAGTTAATATTAAAACTTCTTTTGGTGGGATGCCCTCTTTATATGTTTCCTCTGCTGCTCGTTTTGCTAAACCATCTGCACTTGCCTTAGTATGGTATTCATCTTCATATACTTCTCCACAAGTTATATTTATAAATGTCTTAAGTTGTTCTTGATCCTTTTTACACTCGATATATTCTTCCATTAAATTAGGCCATGTCGCATTAGGTGAATATGAATATGCTGCCCAAATATGAAATCCTACATGCTTGCCATTATATGGAGCAGTAGCTCTCCATTCACCTCTCTCAATCATCCATCGTTTTTTATTAGGTGGGATATGACCATTGCATTTTTCACATTTATATATTGTTGTAGCTGGATCATCATTAAAACATTCAAAATTAGGCCATTTTAAATACTGCATATGATTACAAATGGGACAAGGCACATAATAACGGCGTTGGTCTGTCTGATTGAATAATTTTTCTATACGACTAAAATCTTTTACTGTTGGAGTAGAACCAGCAATTATTTTTCTATTACTAAAAAATTCTGTTCTTTTTATTCCTAATTTAATCTGGTCACCTTCCGTTCCAGCAGAAGGTGGATAACCATCAGTCTCATCAAACATAACTATACGCCGTGAAACCATACGGAATCCTCTTGGTGAATTAGCACCTACTAAAGACAACGTGCCGCCTGCAAAGTTTTTCTTTAATAATGTGTTATTACCATCTTTAGCCTTAGGGTCACTAACTGTTCCTTGTAAGCAAGGGGTATCTCTCAGCATCGGCGAAATTTCGTCTTTACTGTAAGACTGACAATCATCAAGAGTTGGAAATACTAGCATCATTGGACAAGGATCATTTTGTATGTGATAGCCAATAATATGATTAAGAATTTTTGTATACCCAACCCTTGCTGATTTCATTACTGATATTTGTTCAATATGAGGATCTGTTACAGCATCCATAATTCCTTTTTGATATGGCAATGTGCGCCATCTTCCACCCTCTGCTGAACTTTCTACGCTTAACCTTGCATACTCATCAGCCCAATCGCTAAGACTTAGTTTTTTAGGCGGCTTAAATGCCTCATATGCTTTTTTTTCTAAATCGAAAATGCTTGTCATGCAGCAGATAATTCCTCTAATGCTTCTCTTACAATGTCATCTATACAATTAACAGCACTTACATCTAAATCAGGCAATCTTTGTTGTGCCTTTGATGCAACACCTAACATCTTATTTCTGGTGTTTGTAATAATTGACTGCCATTTTAAATTTACCTCCTCAACTGGTACTAAACTTTGTTCTTTTTGCTGTCTTTCTAGCTCTAGTAACTCTGCTTTTAAATGTTCAGTCCTAGCTTTGCTCTCTTCATACTCAGGGATTGACTCATTAGTTTTATATATTTTTCTTTTTGTTACAGGTTTTTCTATTGTCGATGCCTGTATATTTTTCATCTTTCTAAAAGCAGACTTTCCTGTCCACTCGTCATACATCGTATCTGAATTTATAACTACCTTTCCTTGATTATCAGT